CACACCTGACCGATCATCGGCACATCAACAATGCAAGGGTCGCCGTCTTTTATGTCAGAACTGACATCACCCAAAATGCTGCCGATAAAATCCACAAGCTCACCCTCTCGCCCCACTAAAACTTCAGCCTGCGCCTCTGAATCGTATTTGAACTGCGCAGAGTAATCCTCGCCGGTAAGCTCTTTGACGATGAAAGCCGCGAACTGGCAGCAGTCGGCATCGCCATAGCTAAATTCTCGGCGCTTCCACTTGTTCAGTGCGTTGTGAACTCTCATCCGTTACCCGGATTAACGTCAAGCGCACTGTAAAAGGCAGAAGAACCAGTAACGCCAATAATAGCGTCGGAATCTGGATCGCCCCACCGCAACTTCGCGCCCTCTATGTCGGCAAGTAGGCTGAAACCCAAGTCGCCCGAGAAATCGGACTGCAACTGAACGTCTGTATACTTAAGGTTTGAAGCGTTGGTGAATCTCGCAAGCTCAGATTCGGCCGTTAAAGATATGGAGTCTCCGCCAGACGCGGCAACAGAAACAATCATCTGATCCATAGCGCCTTCCCAGATTACTGTGGGGTCAGCAATCAAGTCATCGCTAGAGTCCAGAGCGCCCAGATAAACTGTTACCGGCTGTAGGTAATAGTCTTCAGTCAGTGCGGCGCCGCTAATCGTAGGGTCTAAGCCGCTCAATGTCAGGGTTATCTTATAAGGACTTATGTCAGAACCTTCTTCGATTTGACTTATCTCGCCCAGATCACCAGTGCCTAGCCAGTCCTCACCACCCCAAGTATAGGTGCCGATAGAGTTGTGCAAGTACAAAGTCCCACTAGGAAACTCCAACTTGGCAAACGTAACCAATGCGACATGTTGTGCCGATAAAGCATCAAGAACTGCTGAAGGAAAACCTCTACTCATGTCGCTAGAACATCCTGCGCTGCTTCGAGTGTAAAATTAGAAACTATGCCTAGCTGCGTATCCCAAGATGCTGAGCCTGCCAACATGAACACGCCTTCCACATCACCCGAATATGTGACAATCCTGTTGTTGACAGGTGAAAACCTCAAAGGGGGAGCTATTGATAGCGTCACTTGCCTAGAGGCATCGCTGTTGGCGTCAGCGACAACCATATAAAGTTGGCCGTCAAAACTTATGTAATCACCCGCTCTCAAATAATTGTTAACGCTAGCAGTCGCGCCGTCACAAAGAAGAGTGGTACCCGATTGACTACCACCGTTGACGCGCAAAGTTCCGCCACCAGCGCCCCTTCTGGTGTATGAGTGATCTTTGAGCGTGAATCTATGCTGCTGCCCGTTCAGCTTCACTAGAAACGCCTGCATCTCTGCTCGCTCATCACCTGTTAGGTTGCTGAACTGCAAGGTAGCTCTCCACATCGAACCTTTGCGGGAAGTTGTTTGGATAGCGTTCGTTAGCGGTGATTGGAATACCCGAGTATTGGATACAAGCTCAAACGTGCTACTGGTAGGGGTGATGTCAGGGAAAGAGAATGTAGTCATTTAGAATCTGCCCCGTCTCTTCAGGTCTTGTATCGTCATTATAGTCTGTTGTGATGTCTGGGCCATAGCAGATTTGATCCTTTGATCTACGTCAGCACCAGAGCCTCTAGCGTCCACGTTATTGATGACGGTAACGCCACTAGCCCCGCCCTTGCTATGGTCAATCACCGTTTCATTAGGGTGGATCATAGCCATACGGCCACCCTTACCATCTAAACCGCCAGCCCTAGCGCCATGCCCAGTGAAGCCACCACCCTCGAAACTCTGGGCTTTGATTTGAGCGACGTTAGCCATACCCAGCGCAAATGTAGTGGCACCAAGAATCTGACCTAACGGGGGAGGGAACGCGCCAATAGCTTGGTTGTAACCTTGAAAGGCAGCCATTGTTGCTTCGGCCATGCGAAACGCCTTTTGCGCCGCAAAAACTTTCTTATTATTAGAATCCAGAGCCATAAGGTTGTCTTCAAGATTCCCGATAGCCGTGTCTTTACGCTTCTTTTCTTCAGATGCAGCCTTAGTCCTGCGCCTCTCATCATCAGAGAATCTTTTGTTTTGAGCATCGGTTACAACCTTAAACGCCGCAGCTTCAGCGTCAGCAAGGTCTTCAGCGGCCTTTATGTCTTCTTCGCGCTTCTTTCTGGATTCATTCTTGGCTTCTTCAACCGCTTTAAGAGTTTCAAGCTGACTCAACAACTCTAGTTGATAACGCTCCTCGGCGGTTATAACACCATCTAACTGAGCCTTGTATGCGGCGGCAGCTAGCTCGTTCATGCCGTAAGTGGCAACCTGAAGCTCCAGAGCTTCATTAGATGCGACCAATGATTGATCTACGCCCGACAAAGATGTTTGTACATTCTCTAGTTCAGCTTCCGCCAAGCCTAGCTGTCTTGTATATTTTTTTACAGCCTCACCCGCTTGTTCAAAAGCATTCGCATTTTGATTCACACCGCCGCGAGTCTTGGTGACAGACTTTGATAGTTGATCTTCTTCAGCTTCCGCAAGGTTTTTTCTTGCTTGAGTTATAGCCTCAAGAAGCTCTCTCTCTCGCTCAAGCAACATTTCTTTTGCGATAGCTTTTTGAGCACCACTAAGATCATTGAGAGAAGCTGTGCTTTCCCTTGCATTCTTTTCTAGTTCTTCAAGAAGATCATTGGATTGGGTCAAAGATTTGATAAGAGGCCCGGCTATAGCTGCCCCAACAGCGAGCAAGCCACCTAACATTGCACCTTTAGGGCCAAACAAAGAAGCAACCTGAGAACCCTGCTGACCAAACACAATCATTGCGTCGGTGCCCATCTGAAGCTGAACTGCAACGTCCTGAATCTGATGACCTAACTGCCCCGCTCCACCACGCATCAAACGCATCTGACCACTCAAGTCCTTACCGGCCTTGGTAGTCTGATTCATCTTGGTGTTGATCTGTTGAAGAGGCTTGGAGACTTTATCGTCTACTCTTGCTCTTAATAGAATGTCAGCGGGTGTCGCCATTCACCATCTCCTGCTTGATGCGGTAATAAGTGAACCAGTGGTTAAACTCGTTCACAGTCATGTCCATAATCACCGAGAGAGGTTGACCAAGGCGACTGGCAAGCTCGAACATTAAGAACAAGTCAGTCGGCTCCCCTTGATCGTCAATCAGTTTTTTTCACGTTCCTCTTCGTCATCACCGTCTACACCCAAAGCAAAATTGCCAAGGCGAATAACGATGTCTGGGTCAACGCTCGTCTTGAGCTTAACCTTATCCTCTAACGTAAAAACCGCCTCTCCCTGCTCATCGGTTAATCCGAAGACGCAGGCATACACCAAGTAATCATAGGTATCTCCATCGGATCGTTTCGCTAAACGAGCCTTACCATCAAGAGACATATTCTTGGCGTAAACAGTGGTTTCCCACTCAGGAACATTCATGCTTCTTATTTCGCGGTTACTAAAATGAGCAACCGCTTGGTCTATTAATCCTGCCATTACACAGTGTCCGTACTCAGCGCACCATTACCTTCGACGGTGATAGACATCTCAATCATGCCGTCAAACGTTACATTTCGGCTTACGCCAGTAACAATGCAAGCACCATAATAATAAGTGTCACCTGAAGCCGTTCCTTCTGGGTAGAACCGAAGATCAGCGACTTCTGTGCCAACACCCAAAGCAACCTGACCAGCGGTATCATTTTCATCCCAGTAGCACTCTATCGCTCCATCCCAAGATGTCAGGGTGGCTTTCCGCGTTCTAGCGGTATCGCCCATAGTAGTGTCTTCCACCGTGTCTGCGGATTCGTTGATGTTGAAAGACCTCAACTCACCAACGGGATCGGTAGCACCAACCCGGATAGTTCCGTCTTTTCCAGTATGCGTAGCCATATTTAATCCTCCAAGGATTCGTCAGTTTCTTCCGCTTCTGCGGGGGTTTCATCATCAGCAGCGTCCACCCGAACCCAGCCTTTTGATTCCAAGTAAGCAACTCGATCTTGAGTAACTCTGATAAGCGCTTCGTTATATTTCATGTCAATCATGCTAAACCGCCGTTGTAGGGTCGTTTTCTTTAGTCGCATATACCACTTCAACACGCAGCGTGGCTCTTGCTACAGGTTGATCCCCGTCGCCAGAGAACTCCGAGTCCATAGAAGTGACCTTCGTATCCTTTGCGTACCCACCCCTCGTTAAGTCAGTGTAAAGGGCTACCTCAATCTCTGAACAGATAGTATCCAAGGAGTCATCGTAATTCGTGTTGCCTCGCACATACGCTTCAACATTTACTGAAAGCTGGCGCATGATCGTTCTAGGCAGACCTGTTGTCGTGTACTCAGAACTCTCGTCCATCGTGTATAACGCCAACCCCGGCAAGTTGTCTGCTGCTATCGGATAAACCCGGCTAACAAACACGCGAGAACCAGTCGTAGTCAAACCAGTGAGTGTGGTTTCGATGTTCTCTCTAATCAACTGCCGTACATGCGCCATTAGTTTTTACTCACCATTAGCTCTGTCATCCCAGTACCATCAGCCATAACAATGTTGACTGTATAGGTATTACCTTCGTAAGCGACAGAATCCCCCTCCGCTGCCGTTGATATGTCTGCCGTTCTCATAAGCAACCGAGGACGGCTAACAGCAAACGCAACCGTACCCCCCGCCTCAACGCCTTCATAATCGTTATCAACGATAGCTTTATATGTGACCGCAGAACCGCCTTGGAGCGTGTAAGACACGTCTATCCCAAAGTCGGTCAGCATTAACAACCTGTCATCCGCAGTCTCTACAGCCATTAGTCAGACTTCTTCCGATACCGTCTTCGAGGCTTGTCATCCCCTAGACCAATAGAGCGATCCTCTGTCTTTTCAGGCTCGGCATACGGAACAATCCGCTCAATGCCCAATAATCCTTTTACGTCTGCCTCGTCGAAATCTTTACCAGTCTCGACGATGTCACCAACGTTCCATGTGGAACCTTTGATGACGCAACGCTTCTTCACTTCGTACTTCATACCACCTCCAAGGAAGACCCCCCACCCGAAGGTGAGGGGCTTCGTCAGCTTTATGCGCCGTCGTTACCGAATGCGAAGCTCACTGCGTGACGTACTGCTACGTCTACAGATTGCAATGCAACGACTCGGACTGTGCCGCTGGTGCTGTTGCTGTATGGGTCAACAACGATGTCCAATCCACCGAACATGCCGATGAGTAGGTCACTGAAGTTACCGAAGTACAGGTTTCCAGCAGTAGCTTGGTTAGACACGATGCCTTGATAACCGTTGATGGTGCCGCCCGGCTCAACTACGAATTGAGCAGTGTTGGTGGCCTTCTCGGTGGTCTTCAACGCGCCATACATGCTTGCAGGCAAGATGTAGGACAGGTTGCCCATCAGAGCGTTGTCTTCTGCTACAGCAGTTTCCAGCGTTACTACTTCAGCAAACGTTGGATTAGCGCCAGCAAAGTTGGTCACTTGGTTAACACCAGTAGTGTTCAAGATGCCTTCTGGGTTGCCTGAAGAGCCAGAGCCTTCCAAGCCGGCCTTGTCAATCGCAGTGGCGATAGATTGAGCCAGATCGTCACGGATCAGAGCTTCAACGTCCAAAGAGCTTTGGATGAGCAACTGACGAGT